TTAAAATATTTTTTTCATGTGTTCTTCAAATTTTGTCAGGGTGTCTCTTTCGATTTTTTTGCTTATGTGAGCATAAACGTCGGCAGTAATTTGTATACTTCCATGTCCTAAACGTTCTTGAATATATTTCATATCAGCCCCAGCTTCCAATAAAAGTACTGCATGTGTATGTCTTAAAGAGTGTATTGGTAATGATGGTAAATTAGCTCTCTTAAGAATGCTTGAAAAAGCATTAAAGAGAGTGGACTTAGGCAAATAATTTCCGTCCTCTCGACATAAAACAAGGTTTAATTTGTGCTTATAAAGTTCATTAATCATTAACTTATTTTGATTTTGCCATTTTATATGAAAATGCAAATCGTTGATAAGCGATTGGCTGATGGTAATCGTTCTTTTAGAATTGTAAGTCTTCGTTTCTCCAAAAATACTTTCACCATTTTTAGCTTGAAAATCTAATGATTTCGTAATGGAAATCGTTCCTTCTTTAAGATCTACATCAGTCCATTGTAGGGCAGCTGCTTCACCTTTCCGCATCCCTGTTTCAATCAAAACCTTAAAAAATAACCAATAAATATAACCGTATTGATAAGCGGTTTGTAGAAAGAGGTTGATATCCTTTGATTCGATAAACTTTAACTCTTGTTCTTTCTGGTTTCCTTTAATAGTTACACCGACGCAAGGATTTTTTTCTATTTTGTTCAGTGTGACTGCTTTTTCCATTGCATTGTTCATGGTTGTATGGATAATCTCCACTGTTCGTTTGCTGTATCCTTGTTTAGATAGATAATTTATAAACTTTTGATACATAATTGGTTTAAGTTCTTGCAAGTGAATTCCTTTAAAAAAGGGTATTATGTGCTTATTTACATTCCTCTCGTGCAAGTTATAAGTGTTTTTTCGAACGGTTCCTTTTTTATATTCCAAAAGCCATTCTATAAGAAAATGTTTTAAAGTGATTGGGGACTGTTCAAATCCTTCTAATAATCGCTTTTCTTCTTCAGCTGCTGCAACCTGTGCTTCCTTTTTGGTTCTAAAACCACTTTTGGATTTCGTTTTGTATTTTTGAGTAAATGGGTCCTTATAGGAAATACGATACTCCCAATAATCTCCACGTTTACGAAAACTAGCCATTTTCTATTCCTCCTTAATAAACTCCTCGTCAATTATTACTTTTCTTCCATTCTCCATTTCTCCTATCAATTTGTTTTCCTCGACAATAATTCGTTTGAATATAGGGATTTTAATAAACGATTCTTTTTCTGTTTTCTTTCTACGATAGTCATCCAAATATATAATCACTGTTTTCACCTCCTTTAAATAGGAATGTATGTTCGGTTTTCTAGTTAAAAATTTTTATAGTTCTTTAAATAAACAAACTCTTTTGGTACCCCGCATACTGCAGCAGCATGGTAAATGGTCAGATCAGACTCTTTATATGTATTTAGATAATCATCTGGGAGAAACAATTCTACCGCAAACACGTTGGCTTCGATCTCAATTTTATCAACAGTGAAGAAAGTATTTTTTCTTAAAAATGGTGTGTTTACCTTAGTGTGGAGAACTGCATGTCCTAATTCATGTGCACAAACGAATCTCTGCATCATCTCGGGCAGATTTAAATTTATAAAGATAAATTGGTTCCGTCTCTCGTATTTATAAAACCCGTATATTTCTTCATGGAGATTCCAAGGAACAATATGAATATTCAATCTTGATGCTATCTCGTAGGGGTCATTTGTTCTGTATTTACTAACCAAATCTAAAACTATATCTTTTACTCGTTTCACTATATCCCCTCAGATCTTATCAATTATCTTCTTTCCTGTATTTTTTAGGAATATATTTTTTGTTAATTCTTTGGGCCTGGCGAACAGCATATTCCATAGCTTCGAGCAATGATTCTACTGCTTCCTCACTCATTGGCTCTCCATAAAAGCTTAATCCTTCTTCGTTTATTAAGTCTTCTTTTAATTTTTCCATACGCTTCGCAATGTCTTTTTCATCTTTTTCTGTAAGTTTTGGCATTTGCAGATCATGATTAGACTTTTGTCTTTCTTCTACAATCGAACTAACAGGAACGTTTAGAGCTTTTGCTATGGCTTTAATAGTATCGACACTTGGATTATATCTGTCACGTTCAATATCAGCTAAATATGATCTAGATATATTTGCACGTTTTGCTAATTCCTGTTGTGTAAATTCAGCTTTTTTTCTTAGAAATTTAATGTTTTCCCCAACAGTCATTTTACGTACTCCTTCTAAAAAATTGTCGGTGTATCCGACTTCTTGATTTAATTATAGTTGCTAAAAGTCGGAAATACAATGTTAAAAATGACGGAAATACGAGTAATTTTAAGTGGGATGACGGAAATACAAATATTTTTCTTTAAAATCCTCTAATTTCCTTAAATTTGGTCGTTTTTAAGCTTTTACATAATGTCGTGAATACAATACAATTTATTCAGGGAATACAGGAGGTGACAATATGTTAGACAAGAAAACGTTGGGGAATATCATCAAGTCGAAGCGTCGTGAGAAAAATATGACTCAATATTTATTATCTGAAGCTACAGGGTTATCCAGAAACTACATTTCTGACATCGAAAATGGTCGCTATATGCCTAGTACTGAATCTTTGTCAAAAATTGCTGTTTGCATTGATTTAGATTTAAATATACTTAAAATGACGGAAATACAAGTTGTTGAGTTGGTTGGTGATTATAATGCTTAATATCCACATCAATGAGCAAGTAGTCGAACAACTTTTTCTCGAAGAATTGAGAAAACGGCTGAATGATGTTCAGTACCGTTGCACTTTCTGGGACATGAAAGAGCTTTGCCGCCAAACAAACATGAGTGAAACATTCATCAGAGATACATTCTTCTATGATTCCCGTTTCCCCAAATACCGAGTCGGCAAGAAGTGGTTGTTTCCAGCGAAGGAGGCGGAGGAATTTCTCGTCATGTGGCTGAAAGAGCAGCCGAGGAATTAAAAGGAGGAGCAATTAATGAATTTAGAACAGAAAATAGCAGAGCTTGAAAAACGCATCGCTGAATTAGAAAAGAAGGAAACTTACATCTCATTGAGAGAGAAGAAGATGAGACAATTGCAATATCTCAAAGCTGAAATCACAATTCCGATTCCAGCAGATCACGTCCTCGTTTCCAAAGTTGAAATCGAGGAATTACAACAACAAACATTATTAGGAGTTTACTGGAACATGAAGGATCTTGAACGTCGTGTCGGTAAAAAGCAGGACTGGATTAAGGAGAACATTTTGTTTCAACCGCGTTTCAGGAAAATGCTTGATGTTGAAAATGGTGGATTTGTTTTTTATCCCCAAAACAAAGGGCAGAATTGGTCTTTCCAAGCGTCAAAAATGGCTGATTTCTTAGAAAAACATTTTGCGGACATATTTTCAAGGAGGTGAAAGTGCATGGAAGGGAACAAATCAAATTACAAAGATGTAAAAAGAACAGCTTAACAAATTATGAGGCTGTTTGAAGAAAACAACCTCACAATTAGACAAGCAAAAATAGCATTGGATGATGTGAAAAGAATGTTGCTTGATGTTACTATTCAACATCGTCCTCGATCAAAGTGAAAGTTGTCAATTGATTTTTCACATTTTCAAATTTCATTTCATACTCAATCGCCAATTGAGATTCATCATTTATGAAATCGTTAAAATCATATGTCTTTTCTAAATGCAGCATAACGATGTCGTGTATTATCCGGTTTTTATCTAGCACGTTAATCCTTCCCTTTAAGGGAGATTATACCAAATAGATTAAGAGGTGGTTCGTAATGACAACTGGCGAAATGCTGATGTTTACAAAACGTTTCAAAAATATTTTGGAAGCTAATACACCACAAGTTGTAAAAGATGCTCGTTTAGCCAATCTAATGTCTGACTTGGAGAGTGCATATAACATTCCTATGTTACGTAGTAAAAATTTCGAAAAACAAAATCCGTTTGTAATGCAGCTGTATCGCACCGTATCAGAGGCTAGATCATTTTAAGGGAGCAAATGCTCCAAAAATTTTTACACATTGACAGAAAAAGTTACTTAACCTACTAAGTTATGATTTGTAGAAAAATTTTAGAACGAAAAAGTGAGGATCCTACTTTGAAAATAGAGCTTTAACCAGTTCCTTATAAGTCGGTTGAATTTGAAAAGATAAACGAGGTAATGGCAACCTGAAAAGATAGATATAGAATTTTTTTGCTACTAAAAATATCTACAAGTGTCAATTTATTAAAATGATTGTTTTTAAGTAAATAAGTTATCACATATTACACATATTCAATAAATCTGTTAATACTTTAAAGTCTTTTTTTAATTGTTTAAATTCAATATCCGTCCATTGATGATCATGATCAGTTCTTGCATTAGTTAAGATTTCTTTATTAAATACACTAAACTGAATAAAGAAATTTTCAAGTTCTTGAACTTTACTCTCAGTAGAAAACTGAACATATATAGCCTTTGCTGAAGTGATAAATGCATTAGCCTGATTTAAAAATATAAGTGCTAGATTGACATTGCTCTTTCGATTTTCAGCAAATATTAATTCATGCCAATCCTTAGCAGCGTGAAATCCTTCAAAAATAAGAAGGCTAATGTTATTTAACTTATTCTCAATTTTATAATCCATTTTAATATTCACCTCCCTTTTAATCTACCAATATTCGACAGGTAGTGAAAGAAATCCTACAAATTTTAACAAAAAGGAGATGAGGTTTTGAAACAAGGAAAACGACCAACCAGGAAAGAGAAAATCACGATTTCAAAGTACAGATTAAATCCAGATAACTGGTTGGTTTCAAAACGAAATGGCGACATGTTGACGTTAGTTCATAGATTACCAATACGTTTAGACAAATTTCGAAGGATTGAAAGGAGGAGTGTATCTATAATGTACGATATTAAAATCAATGGAAAAACTGTTGTATGCGGGATTGAAGTGCCCAATATAGCTGGTGGATTTGGTGAAGGGAAGAGATCGATGTTAGCTAAGCACGTTGCAGATATTCATGGGAAAGCATTAATTCATGTAAACGAAGCAATAAACAACAACAGGAATCGATTTAAAGATGGTATTGATGTAATTGACGTAAAAGCTTCTAGATTTGTTATCGATTTGGTCGATAACAATATTTTAACTCAAATGATGGTCTCTAAAGCAAATAACATCTATCTTCTCTCCGAACGAGGATATGCCAAACTGTTAAAAATTTTCGATGACGATTTAGCCTGGGATAAGTACGAGGAAATTATTGATTGCTATTTCAGAATGAGAGAGCATCAAACGGACTTCTCTGATTTAAGTCCACAGCTCCAATTATTGATTAGAATGGAACAAAAGCAAAATGAGCAAGATATGCGGTTAAGTCGAACTGAAATAGCCATATCAACGTTAACACAAGGGTTAACAGCCGTTCCAGATCATGCCAAGGTAGTAGAACGAGTAAATGAATATGCACGTTTCACACGTCAAGGTCACAATGAAGTTTACAACACTATTTATAAAATCATGAAAGCTCTACATGGTATTGATGTTCCAGCACGAGTTGAGAACGAGCGAAGAAAGATAAACGCTGAACATTATGAGAGAACGGGTCGATTATATGCAGAATCCACTCTCAAGAAAAAAGTCAATGGCATAGATGTCATGGTTAGAATGGGCGTTCTCGATAAATTTAACGACATTCTAGTGGGATTATTAGCGGAAGCAAAGGGGATTAGGCATGGATAAAGTTGAGGTTTACAATCGTTTTGTTCAAGTAGAACAGGAGTTCCAACATATAGGTAATCAATTTGTATCTTTTTATACTGCAGCAAGACTAGAAATCTCTAATGAAGTCATGAAATTAATAGAATCTGCTGTTACAGCCATTATAAAGAACTCGAATGAGTCTTTGGACGACCATTTAATAAAAAGCTTAGAAAGATATTTTGATATAGAAAAAATAGCTTCTTTACCCAAGTACAGTCTTTACAATCCATTAGTTAGATTGAAGTTTTTGAAGCGGAATACAAATAAGTTACTGATAAAGGAATATGAATATCATCGTCAGCTAAGAGGCTTGTTAAAAGAAATAAAAGCTATAGAAATCTCGTTAAAAACATTAAGGTTGAAATCAAAAGGAACAGAGAAGTTTAAAGAATTCACAGAAATTAAGTACCGAATCAACAGATTACTAGATTACGATTTGCGAAAAGAAATAGACTTTTATAAATTATTTCCCATTATGTTTGCTGGAAAGAAGTTAGATAAGAACCATTTTTTGTCCTTAATTAACGTCAATCATGATCTTTATCATTGGGATGGCACAAAAAACAACACCATGAACTACATACGTGAATTGCCCGATAAAATTGATTTTAAAACTTTTTATGACGCTATCTTTGTTCACAAAATTGAGCATGATTTAGACAACTGTTTTTTTGAGATACTCATGAAAGAACATCTTGATTTAATCGAGCAAGGTAAAATTAAACCTTTCAATCTGTTAGAGAAAATAATTGGACAACCAATTCCAACCTACACCGTTGCAAAAGACATTTATGGAGATATTGTAGCCATTGAATCGAACAAACCTAATTTAAGTTTAATTAAGGGGGAAAAGTAAATGGAAACTAGCAATGAACAGTTGATTGATGAGTTAATAATACTGCTTATCAAAGTTTGTAAATATTATGGAGTAAAAATTACTCGAGAAAAGACGTATAACGATTTGATTCGTGAAATCATTAATAAACTTTCAAGGGAAGAGTTAGAAGAATATCTACAATCATTTGAAGATGAGAAAGGTCAGCTTTGCGAACAAACCAAAGAAATAGCATTACAAAGACTTGAAGAGTTAAAAAGAAAAGAGCAGCGAGTGAACCACCACTCAGCTGCAAACATCAAACCCGTACCAAATTTTATCACATGTTAGAAAGAGGGACAAGGTGCCTCTTAACAACAGTATATGCTTATAATGCTTTCTGATATTCCAGCGACTTACTAGGTGGTGAAAGAATGGGAGTCATTCGAGTTATAAAAAATCGTGACTTTGTCACAATTAATAAAACAGCATTACATGACACAAATTTAAGTTGGAAAGCTAAAGGCCTTCACGCATATATGCTTTCGATGCCTGATGATTGGACGTTTTATAACGATGAATTAGTTAAACATGCAAAAGACGGGAAAGATTCATTAAAGAGTGCTTTAAAAGAATTAAAAGAAGCGGGGTATGTAGTTAGAAGAAGAGTTAAAAATCAAGAAACAGGAAAATTTGATGGTTGGGAGACCATTGTATATGAAATTCCAACAGACGAAAATACCGATGATCGGAAAATCCATCAGTCGGCTAACCCGCAACTACTAATAAATAATAATACTAATAAATTAATAGAACTAAATAATGATAATATATATACCATTTTCAATCATTGGTTAAGTAAACAGCTCATTAAACATAAATCTCTTAACCAAAAAATGAAATCACACATTAATGCTAGATTACAAGAATATGAGTTAGAGCAATTATTAAAAGCAATTGATAACTATGATGTAATTGTAAATAGTGATGACTACTATTGGACACATAAATGGACCTTACAAGACTTTATGAAACCGAATAATGTCGTTCGTTTTTTAGATGAATCAGAACCATTTAAAACATTTGCTAAAAGTTTACAAAAGAATAAAAAATCAAATGAAATCAGAATGGAGGATTTCGATTTAGATGATTAGCAAAAAACAAACATTTGAAATCCTAACGATGATTAAGGAGTATTATGAACAATTTGAGATTACACAATCAAAGATTGATGCATGGTATTTAGCTTTAAAGGATTATGAATATGACATAATCCTAAGGAATTTAGTTCAGTACTCCAAAGAACATAAATTTGCTCCCAAAATAGCGGATTTAATTAGCGAAAAAACGAACGAAGTTGACCGTATTCATGCCATACCGAATGTGGAAGAAACATTGGAATATCTACATTCAATCAGTCGAAAAACTGAAATAAGTGAAGATGAACAGCAGTTAGTAGAAAAATCAAAAGAAAAAATTAGAAAAATACTTGGAATAGGTTGATCGTGATGGAGGAACAAATTCTTTTCAACATTGAAGTAGAGCAATATTTACTAGGCTCCTTATTACTGGAACCAGGTTTAATTAAGGAATGTAAAACCAAACCAAATTATTTATCACCTGGTAAACATCAAAACCTGTTATGGACAATGTACGATTTGGATTCAAAAGGAATACCGATTGATATCGTTTCTATTATTGAAAGAGTAGGGAGGGATAAAATCGAGAAAGTTGGAGGAGCGGAATATTTAAGTGATTTGGTTGCATCCATTCCTTCAACTGCTAATTTTCACTACTACGAAAAAGTGGTTTATGAATATTGGCAAAGACGAGAAGCTATTACCGTTGCAAATAAGATAAAAGAAGCAGCATTAAAGAATGAGCCCTCAGAAGTTATTCAGTCTGGGATAAATGAACTGATGAAAATTGAGGAGAATTCATGGAATGAAGATGATGGAATAATCAAAAATGATTTAGTGGATATTTATGATGAATTAGAGACTCCAAAAGGGGATATCACTGGTATTCCAACAGGTTTCACAGAATTAGATCGAATGACATCGGGATTACAAAAGCAAGACTTGATTATCATTGCAGCTAGGCCATCTGTTGGAAAAACAGCATTTTGTTTAAACATTGCAGAGAAGGTAGCCAAACAAAAGAATTGTGCAGTGGGGATATTTTCTCTTGAAATGTCCAGAAAACAATTATTGAAAAGAATGCTATCAATTAGCGGCAGTATAAATGCTCAAAAAATTCGAACAAGTACTATTGAAGGAGAAGAATGGCAAAAGTTAACCATGGCAATGGGTTCAATAAGTAGAATGAATCTAAGAATCTTTGATAAACCAGGTGTTACAGTCAGTGAAATTTGGGCAAAAGCAAGGAAAATGAAACGAGAATTTGAAGATAAAAACATCTTGATCATCATCGATTATTTACAGTTAATTGCTGGTAGTCCTAAGCATAGAGGAAACAGAACACAAGAAATTAGCGAAATTAGCAGGACTTTGAAGCACATGGCCAGAGAATTGGATGTATGTGTAATAGCTCTCAGTCAGCTTTCAAGAGCCGTTGAACAACGTCAAAACAAACGACCAATGATGTCAGATATACGCGAATCTGGACAAATTGAGCAAGATGCCGATTTAATTGGCTTCTTATATCGAGATGACTATTATGACAAAGAGTCGGAACAAAAGAACATTATTGAAATTATTATAGGCAAGCAGCGAAATGGGCCAGTAGGAACGGTTCAACTAGCCTTTATCAAGGAATACGGACTATTTGTAAATTTGGAGAGATTCTATGACAGTAGGAGAGCTATATAAAGAAGCCATTATAGGAAAGCATTATGGATTGAGGCTAGTAATTGAATTCTTGGTTTATGACAAAAAAGTCCTGAACATGAGTGACAACATAGACAAGCTTACATACTATCTCAAGGACAGGTTTAAAAACAAAATGAATGAGTACCTAATAAACTATGAACAAAAATTGAATGGTCAAAAGGAGGATTTATCATGCAATTAGCTTCAGCGGTTGAAGAGCGAAAAAAGTATTTGATTAACCAACTAGCGTTTTATGGGTATGATCCAACAGGCTTAAATAATTTAACCCTTACTCAACTAGAAAATGAGTATATCAGAATTAAATGTGAGATTGGTAGAGAAATGACCAAAATAGAAGAAGATTAATTTTCGTTTCGAGAATGTTGACAGAAAATGGACTGATATTGGTTGCCCGAATGGGACAGTAGATTCTAAATACGAAATAAGGAAAGGTGATTTTAATGAAAGTTTATCGGATGAATGAAAACGATTTTGTCTTACACAATTCATTTGATGAAGCGGTTGAATATTACGATAAGACAACAGGCATGTTTGAAGAATGTAAAGATGAGGATACTGGCCAAGAGTTTGATATAGACAAATTTATCATTAAAGTAACAGATGATAACGAAGAATTTTTAGGGAAAATGACGGTTAAAGAGGCGGCTGAAAAAGGATTAGTAGGTGTTCCAGACTTATTTTCTTATGAATATTAATTCGCAGTATGAAAAAACTGTATTGGAGGGGGAAGAATGACCGTTAAAACATCTTACCTATCAAAAGAAGAGCTCGAAAAAGTTCGAACCGGTTGGAAATGTGACTTGGACAAACGTCCTCTCAAAAGACCTATTGATTGGAAGTGGAGATCCTTACGAAAGGAATCAAAATAAAAACGCCAGGATTCCTCCTGACGAAAATGTGGGCTAACTTTATTATAGCACGGGAGGGATTCCTTGTGAGATTAAAAGAATTAAAAGTAAACCCTAGAACAATGGTGCTAGAATTGGATATAATGGAATTAAATAACAAAGCTATTGTTATATGTGATGGAAAAGTGAAGATGGCTGATTTGCCTCTACATGGGGAAACAAAAATTATTACGCACCAGGGAAAGGTAAAACGAGTTAAGTTTGACGAGGGGGAGGAGTTTTGAAACAGTTTGGACAAAAAATAATAATTGCTCTTAAAAGGGTATTAAATCTAAAGAATATTAAAAGTGAATGGGGAAATTTACTTGTTTTATTAATACCTCTATTAGCATCTGTACCTCAAATAAATTCTCTAATTGAATCTAATATTTGGTTATTGGTAATAATTATATTCGCATTTCTAATTGGATGGGTACATAGTAATACTACTCGTTTAATTAAATATCAAATTGAAGAAGAAAATCTTAAATTAAAAAACGAACTGGGCTCTTTAAATAACACTATAGAATCTTTAACTTACAGTTTGGAAGGAATTCCTGAATTAGTTATCAAATATATTTTTATGGACCTAGAATTATCATATCAAGACAGAATTTCAATATATAGATATAATGATGAGGATGAATTATTTATACCTGTAGGAAGATATTCTGTAAATAAAGAATTTACTAAAAAAGGAAGAACTCAATATCCTAAAGATAAAGGGTTTATCTCAAAAGCTTGGAAAAATGGGCAAGTTTATATAAAAGATTTACCTGATTATGAGGTAAATCCAGATGAATACATAAATGAAGTTTCTAAAATGTCATCTATGGAAAAGGGAGTTTTACGTAAGTTAAATATGAAAAGTAGGTGTTATTTTTGTAAAAACTTACTTAATCCTATATCTGACCCCATAGCAGTAATTGTAATTGAATCAATAAATACACAGCTCCCAGTTTCAATAGATAAAATAAATAATGTATTGAATGGTCCATTTGGGAAATTATTAATTGAATCTATAGAAAATAATTTACCATTGGGAAGTGGGTGATAATTATGTGTAAAATTAACGAAATTTTGCATTACTTTATACAAAATTACCCTTATAAGGATGAACTTTCAAAAACCAGAATTACTAAAATGGTATATCTAGCTGATTGGATATATTCGGTAAAATATCATAAACAATTAACTAATATTAATTGGTATTTTGATCACTATGGGCCATATGTTAATGATGTGTATAATGCTGCTTTAAGTGATAAAGATATAGAAATATTATGTACTCAATCTGCTTTTGGTAATAGGAAGGAACTTTTTACTTTTAAAGATAATTTTAAAGTTAAAGATAATTTCCACTTAAACGATAAAGAAATAGAAGTATTAGATGAGGTAATTAATAACACTAAGTACTTAAATTGGAACGACTTTATAAAGTATGTATATTCAACATATCCTATTAAAACACAAAAAAGATATACAACACTTAATTTACCGGAACTCGCAATTGAAATTAAAAAAAATAAAAATTTTAATTAAAACAATCCTACCAGCCAACTGGAGGACACTGAATGGACGCTTTAGGCGTTTGTTTGGTGTCCTTTTATATTTGAGGAGGTATCAAGATGAAACAAATGTCATTCCAGTTACCTGAAATTGACCGAGATGAAACTAAAAAGAGAGTTGAAGCTGCACTTGAAAAATATCGTTTTTATCTACTATCAATTCCACAAGAATTTTTACCAAAGATAACGTCATCTTATTCGCTTGTTCCTCAAGCTCACACTAATGCTTTTCATTCAACTACAGAAACAGCAGTAATCAACAAAGTGGATTTCGAACGCGAACGTGATCAATATATTGAATGGATTAGAAGAGGTGTAAACCGCCTTAATCACAAGGAAAGAGAATTAATTATTAAACGTTATTTATGTGATGAGGATATCTTTGACTATGAAATATACACAGAAATGGGCATGAGTGAAAGAAAGTATTACAGAATTAAATCACGAGCTTTCTACAAATTAGCTTTCATCTTACGAATCGAAGTTTACAAAGAAAAAGGTGAGGTGAAAGCATGAACTTTGTTCAACCCATTCGAGACCCTGACAAGGTACAACAAATAAAAGAGTATTTTAAAGAAGAAAGTGAACGAAATTATTTGCTGTTCTTAATAGGAATTAATACGGGACTTCGAATTTCTGACATATTAAAGCTAAAAGTAGCAGACGTGAAAAGTACTCATATTGTTTTAAGAGAGAAAAAGACAGGAAAGCAAAAATGGGTACGTATAACACCTTCACTTAAACGAGAAATTAAAGCATATATAGAAAATAAGGCTGATGACGAATACCTATTTAAAAGCCGTCAAGGTGGGAATAAACCAATTGGTCGATCAATGGCTTATAAGATATTAAGGAAAGCAGCAGACATTTTCAAGTTAAAAGATATAGGCACTCATACATTAAGAAAAACATTTGGTTATCATTTTTACCAACAGACCAAAGACGTTGCTATGCTTCAGGAGATTTTCAATCACTCATCACCAGACATTACGTTAAGATATATTGGTGTCAACCAGGACAGCATGGATAAGGCGATGACAAAGTTTAAAATTTAAGCTCACTTGTCGATATGATAAGTGAGTTTTTTTATCCATAATATTACATCATCATAAAATATTGGTTGTGTAACTCAAATTAGAATGTATAATGAAATCAGAGAAATCAAGACTTTCAGCCTTTAGGGGAGTTACACAAAATATAAGATTTGGGTAATTAGGTAGAAAAATTATTTCAAGATTTTGTATTTTATTGTATTTTTATTATATATTTGCTAGTTTTAGGGGGAATATTAATTGAAAGTTACTGTGCCGTATCGATTTACGAGGGAAACCATGTATCAACTTCTTGAAAGAGTAATTGACAGAGACCTTCGTCCGAAAGATAAAGAGATAGATTTTGACTTCACAAATTTAGGTTTTATCGAACCTGTTGGTGTTACTATTCTAAGTAATTTATTTGAATGGTTAATAAAAAGAGATGTTAGAGTAATAATTACATATCCGAGCAATATATCTAATGATAAATGGGATCCGATTAAATATTTGGATGATTCTATGTTCTTTAAAAGATATACAGGAAGCACTTTTAAAGATGATGCACGTGTCAGAGCTACGACTATCCCTTTAGAAATAGTAACTTATGCAAATAGTTATCAGTGGTTAGATAGCAGCTTAATGAATTGGTTATCAAGAACATTAAATATAACCAAGAACTCATTAACAGATATAAAGATGTGTTTAGGAGAAATTTTTAATAATATTAATGATCATGCCCAAGAAAACACCGGGTGTATTTTTGCACAACACTATCCTGCTAATAATAAAGTGAGTATTGCAATATCTGATTTTGGTGTAGGTATACCAAATAATATAAGAAAAATGGACCCTTTACTTAGTGATGGAGAGGCTTTAAGAAAGGCGATAGAAGAAGGATTTACTACAAAAACAAATCCAAGGAATTTAGGAGTAGGACTTCACACATTAGTCAAAAATGTTGTTGAACATAATAAAGGGTCTCTATTTATTCATTCAAACTATGGTATACTTAATTGCATAAGTGGGAATGCTGATTATACCTTTAGCAATGAGGATAGTTTTTATCCTGGTACTTTAATCGAGATTAACTTAAGAACGGATACCATTTTCGAAATTGAAGATGATGAGGAGGAGTTCGAATGGTAACCATAAACGTTTTGGACCATGTTGAACACTGCTATTCCAATCAAGACGGGGCTATAATCAAAAGCCTCATCATAAAAGCGCTCTCTAATAATGAATGTGTAACAATTTCTTTCCGTGGGGTCGATGGTGTAACTTCATCATTTGTTAACACAGCTTTAATTGAATTATTAGATAACTTTGATTTTGATTTAATTAAAGCAAATATAAAGTTTGTGAATTCATCAAAACAAATCAACGAAATGATAAGAAGTCGTTTTAGGTTCGAGGTGAATCGAAGAAAAAACTTAGTTAGAGTTTTAGTGTGAACACATCTTAATTGATTTTTTTGTAAAAGAGTGGCAGACTTTTGACAGAAACACGACAGAGACTTTGGACATATACATGCTATTATGGTAGTAACGAAATATATCTAGCAAGAGCGTCTTTCGAATTGAAAGGCGCTTTTTCTATGTCTTGAGGTGACAGGTATGAAACTTGCTGTTTATTTAGATAAAGAACAAAAACATAAGCTAAATCAATTAAAGCGAAGTAAGAGAAAATAAACTGGCACGACATCATGGGTGTGAATAGACCGACGTATAAACGAGTTCAGGGAGCTATTCGAAGAAAGTAAAAAAACATGAATTTCCCTTTCACTAATCGAATAGAAATGGTGAAAGGAGCAAGGTGTATGTTTGATCCAGGTGGCGGAGTAAGACAAGCGAAAGTTACGGATCCTGGAGGCGACTACGGAATGTTAGACTGAGGTGTAATTTAAAACGAAAGCATCTCGTTTATCGAGGTGCTTTTTGATTTGTCGGAATTTGACGAATGGATTTTGTAGGAAAATATCTCCTTTTGTCGTATTTATTAAAAATAACAATTGACAAAAGGAGGACTATTTTATGGATTTTAAGGTTTATCAACTATATGAACAAGTTAATTATGAAGGAAGGGAACACCTATTAGTGGATTATCTGAGAAACCTGGATTTCTTTGATGGAGGACATGGTTTAAGGTATGTAATTAACAGTGATGTAGAGTTAGAAAGAGGAGTTCTTGTAGGAAGTATTAGTGAAGAATTTATTCCAAATGCGTTCGGAGTAAATAATGATAAGTCACTTAGAACTTTAGAAGAGTTTGAGCCTTATGAACGCACAATATTTGCATTTGATTTTCCTACAAGAGCATTTTTAGTACAAAATAGGAAATATTCACCAAAGAATCTTGAACCAGGTAAAACGCTTGCGAGACTTCAAGCTGTATTTAATGATGCATTTCAGCAATTATTTCAAAGTAATTTTACAATTATCCCGACAGTATTACCAGAGGATAATGAACTATTCCTAAGATTATTTAATGTTCATAGAGTAACGGAGATTTTGGTAAATAATTTGAATGAGAGAAACTACTTAAATTATCAAATTTCAAATGACGAACAATTAAATGAACAAATTTTACGTTTCTGGAATAATGATGATTCTAATATGGATACTGTTCATATTAAATCCACCAGTGAAGGTGAGTTGAATAATAATCCGATTGTTTTAGCAGCAATTCATTCTCCTAATGCAATTATAGATAAAATTAAATATTTTGATCCTGAAGAAGACAAAATTGTTACTGTATCAAGAAATCAATTAGATAAATTTGCTGTTAATGATGTAGATAAAGACACAGAATCGGTTACAGCTTTTGAACAGGTTATAGCACAAGTTAGTCAAAATAGAAGATTATTGAGAAGAATGAGACAAATTGACTAATTTTTTTACAAAGGGGCACTCTTATTACAGAGTGTTTTCTTAAAATATTTTAAAGGAGGGTAAACTATGGCTTTTACAAGTGCAAATGCTCATGAAAATCTAAAAGGAAAAACAGGAGAGATTACAAAAAAAATTAAAATAATTGATGTTAGTGAGAATCAGTTTGGGCTTAATATTAGAGTAAAGGAAGATAGTGGAGATGAATACTGGACAACTCTTGATGACAGAATATCTTTGGATTAAGCATCCTTTTAGGATGCTTTTTCTTTTGGAGTTGAAACTCATAAAACAATAAGCCTGAACAATTCTACAAATCCAAGGCTTGGCACAATGTCGTGACGTTTATTTTATTTCGGAGTTGATTACGATGACTACTTCTGAAATCATTCATCTCATCCAAACCAATAATCTCATGAAATTCTACAAATCAAAAGCCTGGAAAGAACTTCGTAAACAAGCGTTGGAACGTGATCATTACGAATGTCAGTCTTGTAAAAGAAAAGGCAGATACAGAAAAGCGAAGAATGTTCATCATATCAAGGAAGTTAAGGCGCATCCAGAGTTAGCCTTGGATTTAGATAATTTGGAATGTATCTGTATTCAATGTCATAACGAGGAACATAAGCGTTTAGAAAATTATGTGAAACAGAAAAAGTTTTGGACGGAGGAAAGATGGTGATGAAAAGAATAAAGCTTAAGTGTAATTGTACAATCTGTAAGATTAAAAGAAGATTACCGGATATACTTAATAAACGATTAGAGGAAGACATCATCAAGAATGCTCCTTTCAATATACCAACAAGCAGGCCAACATATTTAGAAGGTGTAAGAAAGATGTTAAGCCAGTAAATTATAAGGTGTTAATTACCCCCCGGTCAAAAAATTTGGCTCTTTTTGGGGGAGTTGTTCAACGGGAGGGGGCAGAGCGGAAAAAATAATTTTTGAAATTCTCACGTGAGGGGAGGGGGTATGATGGCAAAATTAAGCAGGAAGAAACAGGATGACTTGATCCAAAAAGAAATTGATCGGTTGAATTCCATTTTTGATGACTTACCAGAACATGAAAAAGAAGTGGCAAAAGAGTTAATTGAACGAATTGCCTTTATGACCATACAGCTAGAAATCTTAGAAGATACGATTAAAGTAAAGGGGCCAACCTAC